CATACGTGGCCAGTACAATGAGATTCAGGAGAAGCAGGGCAAGATCAACGCCCTCAAATCGCAGCAGGCCGAAATAATTCAGCAAGCCAAAACCAAGGCGCAGCAGGAGGCCTACGAGGCCAACCAGCAACGAGCTGAGCTAGAGCAGTCGGTTGCCACCGCGCTACGCAAGCTAAAGAATGCCGAGACCGAGCGGGAGGATATAAGGCGCAGCGCCGAACGCCTAGCCCAGCAGGTTAAGAGCACCCTAACCGAGATTGAGAGCCTACGCAAACGTTGGAACGATGAGAACGAGCGCGAGTACAAGGGCAAGGACGGCTGCCTGATTTGCCCCGTGTTCGGCACCGAGTGCGGCGACCCAACCGCCTTGGGTAAGCATCAGGAGGCGCAGGAAAAGGCCAAGGCTGCCTTTATGAGCGAGAAGGAGGTGAAGCTGGAGGCCATCAACGATTTGGGTAAATCGAAGGTGCAGGAGCTGGAGGCTTTAAATAAGCGCATGGAGGCGATGGAGGCTAACCTAAAGCAGCTGAGCACCGACATAGTGACCCTTGACAAGGATCACGAAGCCCTAAAGCAGCAGCTGGCCAGTACCCCCATCGTGCAGCCAAAGGAGGTGAAGGCAGTGGAGCTAACCGAGTGGGTTAAGCTCTCCGAGGAGATCAGCGCCATTGAGGCCACCATCAGCGAGGTGAAGCCTGTTGATAACTCCGATATTCTACCCCGTAGGCAGGAGCTCACCGAGCGCAGGGATAGCCTTAAGCAGAAGCTAACCGACCGCGAGACCATTGCCCGCCTTCAGCAGGAGGTGAAGCGGCTACAGGCCGAGGGCAGCAGCCTAGCCCAGCAGATAGCCGACTTGGAGCAGCAGGAGTTCACAGTTGCCGAGTTCACCCGTGACAAGATTGAGGAGAGCGAGGGGCGCATCAACGGGCTTTTCCAGATCGTTCGCTTCAAGCTGTTCGACACCACCAACGACGGCAACGAGTTTGAGGCCTGCATCCCCACCAACACCTTTGGGATTCCGATTGCTGCCACCAACACAGCCGAGCAGATCAACGCTGGGCTAGATATTATCAACACCCTCACCCAGTTCTTTGGGGCAAAAGCCCCCATATTCTGCGACCGCGCCGAGAGCGTGAACGAGTACATCGCCGCTGGCTCGCAGATGGTGTTCCTGAGGGTGACCAAGGAGAAAACGCTATCCATTATTTAACCGTTAATACCAATTAAACTATGTCTAACAATCAAAATTCCGCAACGATGGCAGAAAACAAACCCGCTGTTAAACAACAGCAAGAAGCGAAAGAGAAAGGAGTAATCGTATACCAAGTAGCCGGTCAAGATGTGAAGCTATCCTACCAGATAGTTCGCGATTTCCTAACCAAGGGCAATGGTCAGGTTACCGATCAGGACATGACGCAGTTCATCTCCATCTGTAAGTACAACCAGCTAAACCCATTCCTTAATGAGGCATACCTCATCAAGTTTGGTAGCCAACCCGCCTCCATGGTGGTGAGTAAGGAGGCTTTCTTTAAGCGCGCTGAGGCTCACGATAAGTACGAGGGCATTCAAAGTGGAGTAATTGTAATTAGGGATAAGGACGCCATTGAACTTGAAGGTTGTTTTTTTATGCCTACCGACAAACTGGTAGGAGGATGGGCTAAGGTTTACCGATCCGATAGAAAGTATCCAATAGTAGCCCGAGTAAGCTTAAGTGAATACGACAAAGGTCAAAGCAACTGGAAGGAGAAACCATCCACGATGATCTCAAAGGTAGCAAAGGTGCAAGCTCTTCGCGAAGCATTCCCAACCCAGCTGGGTGCGCTGTATACCGATGCCGAGCAGGGTGTGGTTGACATCACCTACGAGGATGTTTCAGAGAAGGTGACAAAAGAAAAGGCAGCCAATGCCAACAAGGAGACGCTTAGCATCACCCCTGATGCAAATGAGGAGCCCAAGTCAGCCGAAACGCCAAAATCAGGCGATGAGGCACCGGGCAGGCCCGTACAGGGCACAATGGAGATGCCTAAGGGCGAACCACGTAAAGCGGGGTTCTAATGGAATTAACCGTGCTAGGATCAAGCAGCCGAGGCAACGGCTACGTGCTTCAGAACGCCACCGAGGCGCTGATCATTGAGTGCGGCGTGTCGCTGCTGGAGGTGAAGAAGGCCGTGGGGTTCAACGTGTCGAAAATCGTGGGGGCGCTATGCTCCCACGAGCACGGCGACCACGCCAAGTATACCCACGATTTTCTACACAGCCGCATCAACGTGTACATGTCGCACGGCACCATGAAGGCCCTTGAACCCAAGGGCACCTTCCTCCCCCTGCTCTTGAAAGCTGGGAATGCGGTCAAGATCGGCAGCTTCACCGTCCTACCCTTCGGGGTGAAGCACGACGCCGCCGAGCCGCTGGGCTTCCTGATCAACCACCCGGAAACGGGCAACGTGCTATTCCTTACGGATAGCTACTACTCCCCCTACCGATTTGAGGGGCTGAACAACATCCTGATCGAGTGCAACTACAGCCTCGATATCCTGCAACGCAACATCGACGCGGGGCGCATACCGCCCGCCGTACGCAACAGAACCCTACAGAGCCATATGAGCTTGGAAACTTGCCTAGAAACGCTGGCGGCCAACGACCTGTCGCAGGTTAACAACATCGTGCTGATACACCTGAGCGACGGGAATAGTCACGCCGACAACTTTCTCAACACCGTTCACCGGGCAACGGGCAAAACAGTTCACGTGGCAGATACAGGCATGAACATTAAGTTTAACAAAACACCATTCTAAACGATGCAAAAAGAGCTAGCAAAAGACATCCCTCAGGGGAAACAACGAGCAGCATTCCTTATGGACAACTGCGACAAGGTGGAGGATAAGGGCTACATGAAGCGATTCACCCCCGAGCAGCTATCGCAAATGAAGGAGGAGCTATCCGAAACGGCCATAAAGATTAACGACATTGAGGAGAGGAAGAAGGAGGTTATGGCAGCGTTTAAGGAGAAGCTTGACCCATTAACCAAGGAGAAGCAACGAATCCTTACGGGCCTAAAGAACAAGGCCGAACACGTAACGGAGCAGTGCTACAAGTTTGTAGATATGGACACCCGTGAGGTGGGGTACTACAACCAGGATGGGGAGCTCATTGAGAGCCGACCCGCCTACGCCGACGAGCTGCAGGGCACCATCTTTCAGATGAAGAGAACCGGAACGGAAGAGTAGTAACTCACCAATTATCACCATTGCCTTTTAATTATCACTAATCCATTAAAATTGTCATTTATGCAAAAAGACAAATTATCTATCAACCTCGCCCCCGGAATGGAGCGTGCAGAGGTAATCATCAGGGAGGTTGACAGCGTGAATGAGCTGGCCGTTAAACCCCCCGTGAAGATCAAAATTGAGGGCACTTTGGGAGCCCCGCTGGAGTTCTTAAACAAGCGCAACGATCAGGAGGATCAGATCAACCAGAAGCGTTGCAATATCCTAGTGGACAGAGAGGAGATCACCATCAGCCTCACCACCAACGAGCACGACGAGTACACGAGGGGAACCGTGAAGGGGAAGCTGGAATTTCACCCCAAGTTCGTTGATTTTGGCATCAACACGGGTAAGGTTTGGACGCCCACCGAGCTGGGGCTTTTCTTTAAGATGAACAGGGCCTTCTTCGCCACCCGCGAGGACAACATGAAGCTGGTTACATCCCTGCTCAACTTCACGGCCACCATCAACAATAAGATTGATAGGGCCGTGAACGAGAATGGTAGCAAGACCGACAACTTCGAGCAGGTGGTGAACTCCAACCTTCCCCAATCGTTCACGCTCGTAATGCCCATTTTCAAGGGGACTAAGGCCGAGAGCATCGAGGTGGAGACCTTCGCCAAGATCGACGGCCGTCAGGTAGCCTTCACGCTAATATCCCCAGGGGCACAGGCCACCATGGAGGAGGTGCGAGATAAGGCCATCGACGAGCAGCTGGAGCAGATCCGCGCCATTTGCCCCGAGATAGCCATAATTGAGGTTTAATAACTACGCCCCCGGCCACACGTCGGGGGCATTAGCCCGCAAGCGAGTAGCCAACCAACAACAACAATGCTATGGCTAAAGAGATGACAGGTTACGACTTGAGCAGAAATTTTTTCGACTGGTGTTTTGAAAACCCAGAATTGGTGCGCCCTATACACATCGCCCTATACTTCTTTGCGGTGGAGCACTGCAATAGGCTTGGCTGGAAGGAAAAGTTCGGATTCCCAACACAGATGACAATGGACGCCATTGGCGTAAAGAATTGGCGTACATACATTAAGGCTTTAAACGACCTTGTGGAATGGGGTTTTTTTGAATTGCTCGAAAAAAGCAAAAATCAGTACAGTGCGAATGTGATTGCTATTGTAAAAAATACAAAGGCAAATACAAAAGCACTTACAAAAGCACAGCAGAAGCACATACAAAAGCACAGCAGAAGCACATACAAAAGCACTGTAGACATAAATAAACATATAAACAAAGAACCTATTAACAATATAAACAGTGAAGATGTAGATGTGGTCAATTTTGATGAGGCCCTCGAAATTGCAAAAAAAATAAACGAGTGGGCCAAGGGGTATTTTCACGAGAAGTACATCTCGGAGGGTTCGCTCGACGTGTTCGAGAAGCTGATCAGGATTGACGGGTATCAGGAGAATGACATAAGGGTCGCAATTGAATGGGCACGGTCCGATGACTTCTGGTCAACCAACTTCCTATCGCCAGTCAAACTCAGAAGTAAGGACAAGAACGGGGTGAAGTACATAGATGTTTTTTTAGCCAAAACAATCAAGAGAAATGGAAAACAAGCTACCAGAAAGGGCGCAACATGGGATGATATCGCTGAGGTTGCCAGCACTGGTTTCGATCAGCGATAGCGAGGCCAGCCTTAGCGTCTATCACGGTAATATAACTCAGGAGAATTTCGTGAGCTGCGTGGCTCGAATTCGGGTGGCATTCCCCGATCTCGACAGGGGCTTCTACCAGCTTTTGAAGGAAAGGATCAGGGAGAAGGGGTTCTCGGATCAGCGCCTAACCGATGCGGTGAATCACGTTATCGACACCTGCCCATACCCTACCCCCACGCTGGCCAACTTCCTGAGCTTCGACAAGCGGGTGAAGTTGATCACCTACCAGGAGCTATGCACCCTTATAGGCAAAGGCGAGGCCACTATGGACGCCTACGAGCGAATGCGCATTAACGGCAAGGTGTTCTTTGTTCGCAAGGACGAGAAACGATTGTATAACCTACCAAACGAGTTGTAATATGAGAGTCTACATTTCAGGACAGATCACCGGGCTGGAGGAGCAGGTAGCCCGTGAGCGCTTCGACAGCGCCGAGACCCTGCTCAGCGACATCGGGCTAATGCCCGTGAACCCCCTGCGTAACGGGCTGCCCTTCACCGCACAGTGGGAGGAGCACATTGTAAGAGGTATTGAGCTGCTGATGGGCTGCGACGCCATCATGCTGCTGGGTAACTGGGAGGAATCCAAGGGCGCTCGCATTGAGCGCAATGTTGCCGAGGAGATGGGGCTTAAGGTGCTGCACGAGCAAACCATAACCGACGAGAGCTTGGTTAAACGCATTAGATTAGCTATAGCTGAGGTAACAGGGCTAAAGCACCAGCAGTACAGCAACCCTAGGCGATTCCGCGAGGGGTACTACTGCCGCCTCATCTTCACGCACCACTGCCTGGTGAAGAATAGCCTAACCGCCGACGAGGTGGCCAGCCTGCTCAACCGTCAGAATCAGGACGTGCGGCGATACCGCAGGGTGTACTATCAGGAGTACGATTTCAACAAGGCATTTAGGAATTGGGCCGACCGCGTTAAGGATAGGCTAGCCCGCAAACACCTAATGATCAAAGAGAATGCGTAAACCAGAATATATCATCGGGATTGACCCCGACTGCGACAAATCGGGCTTCGCCTGGCTAGAGGTTAAGAGTAGGGCTATTAGGCTATACTCCCTCACCTTCCCGGAGCTGATCGACAAGCTGCTCCACGGCAGGGGCGCCATCCCCAACACCATTGTGGTGGTGGAGGCGGGTTGGCTCAGCGAAAGCCACTGGCACCTAACCAGGTGGGATAACGCCAGGCTGGCCGCCGCTAAGGGCAACGCCGTGGGGCGAAACCACGAGACCGGGCGCAAGATCGTGGAGATGTGCCGCCACCACAGCCGCGATGTGTATGAGCAGCGCCCCCTGCGCAAGTGCTGGAAGGGCAAGGACGGGAAGATCAGCCACCAGGAGATTTCCCAGTTCATTCCCAATTTTCCAAATCGATCCAATCAGGAGACCCGCGACGCCGCGCTTATCGCGTGGAACTGGGCTGGGTTTCCCATACGAATGAAAATAATTAATCATTAACCAAAACCGCAACGTTATGACAGCAATTCAGAACCACTTTGAGGTGAACGGCAAGCCCGCCGTGAAGATCTTCGCCAAGGCCTTGGTGAACAAGCCCGGCCACAACGCCATCCTTTTCGACTGCGAGGGCGATAAAACTTGGCTCCCCCGGAGCTGCGTTAAGATCATCGACAACGAGACCATTTTGCTACAGGAATGGATGTATAACCAGAAATTTGAAACCAAGTAGCTATGAAGACTAATCAATTCAACGGCAAGGCCATCTACCAGCCCAAAGGGAAGGCTGCCGAATCTATTCACCCCTTAAACCGAATCAAATGACAACACTAGAGCTGCTAATCACCAACAAGTACCTGTACCTAATCGCCTCAATAATTCTCCTTATATGCTTGTTTATCGCTATATATGAACGGCTAAAGACGAGGGCACAACGGGTTATCAATCTAACCTACCATCTAACCTTCGAGCTGTTGAACGGCGACCGCCTACCCTTTCACCCGCTCTCGTTCGGCTCGCATCAGCACGTGATTAATGCCATTGGCAGCAAGGTGAGGCGAATTGTGCTGGTTAAGAACGGGCAGGACATCCGGCAGTACCGAATAGACCAGTATCCGGAAGCCAAGGATGAGGTAAAAAGACTTGCTAAGCTGTTCAGTACATAACTCGTTGATATCTTTTTACTCAAAGCCGTATTAGTGTAATACGGCTTTTCTTATATTTGGGGTTAATCAACGCCAAACCGCAATGAAACCAAAAGTTGTAGAAGCAAGCATAGATGAGCTAGTTCCCGACAACCTGAACGCCAACAGGGGTACTGAGTATGGTACACACCTGCTGGAGAAGTCATTTAGGGAGTTGGGGGCTGGCCGTTCCCTCTTGCTCGATAAGAACAACCGCATCATCGCGGGCAACAAATCAACAGAAACGGCGGCGGCCATTGGGCTAAAGAACGTAATTATCGTTGAAACCGACGGCACTCAGCTAGTGGCTGTAAAGCGGACGGATATCGACCTCGACTCCAAGCAGGGGCGTGAGCTGGCTATTGCCGATAATGCCACCAGTAAGGCGAATCTACAGTGGGAACCACAGGCTATTGCCAAGATTGAGGAGGGATGGGGCGTAGTACCAGCCGACTGGGGTATTCCTGACTTTGACGAGCCTGAGGAGCTAGAAGAGGATGACGAGCCCACCGAGATATCCCTAACCGTTCAGTCCGATGACGCTGTAGCTCTTCGGCTCTTATCCGTTGAGCTGCAGGAGCGGGGCTTTAAGTGCAACCTAAATGAGTAGCGATATGCCAAGGTATAATAAGCGAATAGTCAAGAGGATATGCGACCTAATCAGCAGGGACACATACACCATTGCCGAGATTTGTGCAAATGTCAATATATCAGAGCGTTGCTATTACGACTGGCAATCGAAGCATGCAGAATTTGCAGAATCCATCGCGCGCGCACGGGAAAAGTTCGACGAAATCATTGTGCAGGAAGCAAAGAACTCCCTGCGCAAGAAGATCACGGGCTACACCGTGCAGGAGAAGAAGGTGGTGATGGTGGAGGGTAAGCCAGACGCAAACGGCAAGACCAAGCCGAAGATCAAGGAGCAGGTGACTATTGATAAGCACTACCAGCCCGATACGCCAGCCATCATATTTGTATTGACGAACAAGGCGTCTGACGAGTATAAGAATCGCCTAAACACGGAGTTAACAGGCAAGGATGGGAAAGATCTCTTTAAGAGTTTAACCGACGAGGAACTGGATCAGCGCATAGGTGAATTTGAGCGAAAGCTTGGGAAAAATGGGGATGAGCAAAAGTGAGAAGTTGGCCTACATAGCGGCGCTGCGTGAGCGGCTGATTCGGCAGAGCCGTGGCAGCTTGCTAACGTTCACCACGGCCACCATGCCCACGTTCGAACCCGCCCCTTTTCACATTCGGTACTACAACGTTCTTAACAAGTTTGCAGACGGCAAGATCAAGAAGCTGATGGTGTTCATGCCGCCTCAGCA